AGTAAATGACTGTAACAACGAATGAGCGTGGTCAGCAGAATCTCTTTGCAAAAGAACCACGCATGTATGTGTCTCAGACCGACGCAGAGCGTTATGGATATGAGACCTATGCAGAGAAGGCAGAGAAATTAAATGGACGCACTGCTATGCTTGGATTTGCTGCTGCTCTTATCAGCTATGCTACTAGCGGTAGTGTATTTTTCTTTGGAGTTCTCGGGTTCTGATGACTGAAATTATTTTTACCGTGACGACAGTTGCTTTCTTCTGTCTTCTCGGTTATACTGTCGAACAACTTTCTGAAACTTACTGATGGAAAACTCCCTTCTTGAAATTCTCACTTATTATGTTATTGGGGGAGCCCTGCTTATCGGTGCTCCAGGAGTATTTTTCTTTATTGTATTTCAGCCCGCCCTTCAAAATACTAAAGGTCGCATGGTTGGATACAAAGACCACAAAACATATGGCGATTCTTCTATCTATGAGAACACGCCAAGTGACAACACCAAATTCTTTCTTGAATTAGGTTGACTTAACAACTACTCTTCTCTATAATATAATTTTACAAGATTCAAATGGCATTTAACATCACTCTCCGTACTCCTGATGGGGAACAAACCATCACCTGCGAAGACGACCAGTACATCCTGGACGCTGCTGAAGAAGCGGGGATTGATATGAACTACTCTTGCCGTGCAGGTGCTTGTTCTTCCTGTGCTGGTAAGATTGTAAGCGGAACTGTCGATCAAAGTGATCAGTCCTTCTTGGATGATGATCAAATTGATGCAGGTTTTGTTCTTACTTGTGTAGCATATCCCACTAGTGATTGTGTCATTGAAACTGAGCAAGAGGAGAGCCTTTACTGATGCCTGATCCTGACGCACTTTGGAGGGACATCCAGAAACTCGATGATTTGTATGAAGAGTTACTGTGGGACCCCGATGATGAGTTGCAATTCAGCATCGAATATCTTAAAGGTAACGGCAGAGTCGTTATCACAAACAAAACACAAGAGGAAAAACAATGAACGAAAAAGCAGAACGCATTAATGGTTGGGCCGCTATGATCGGTGTGATCGCAGCAATGGGATCCTATGCCGCTACTGGTCAACTTATCCCAGGTGTATGGTGACTGACATGTTAGTCATAGCATTCTCCATGATAGGAGGGTTTATCTTTGCTGCCCTATTGACTGATGGAGATTTTGATGATGACGACAATGGTCCTGGCGGGGGCATGATGATCCCTGCATATGTCCCCTCCCCCTCAAACTAAATAAATCATACAAAGGGGCATTGACGGCCTCTTTTTTTGTTGGTATAATAGGGATGTAAAATTATGAGGAATATGATTCTTTCGACTGCTATTACTGCAACAGCTGTTCTTGGAGTTACTGGATTGTTGTTACAATCTAGTGCCCCTCCAGAAAAAAAGATAGTATCACTTCCAGTGGAAGAATACATGGAAGAAAAAAAGGAAACTTGGAAGTGTCCTGACTGTAACTTCAACGAAAAATATGTCCTGGAAAAACTCCAAGAAAAAACCAAGATTACCGATCGTAATGCCCTTGCAACAATCATGGGAAACATTAAATCGGAAAGCAACTTCCATCCCAACATATGCGAGGGAGGGGCTAGAGTTCCTTACGACGCTTGCCATAGGGGTGGGTATGGTCTTATTCAGTGGACCTCAATAAACCGATATAATAATCTCGGTAGATTTTGTAAGACCTATGGTTGCGACCCTAGCAGTCTTGAAGGACAAACTAATTACATGATTAATGAATCTGTATTCCAACGACACCTTCCTGAATTTGAAGGACGAGGATATACTGTTAGTCAGTATATGGTCCCTGCTTATTATTGGTTAGGTTGGGGTATTAAGGGATATCGTGAACAATATGCATACGACTATTCTAAAAGACTTACACTATCATGATCAAGAAACAAATCGAGCAGGCAATGACATCTTTTAAAGATGCCTTAGGTAACAAGATTAGTTGGCCAAAAGTCAATGTAGAATGTTCAATCGATGATGATGTAGTTGATTATAGTGAATTAGAAGCACCTATTTTTGAGTGTGGTCCAGGACATTTGAGTCATGGGTATAGTCCTTATGGTGACATTCCTCAAGAAAATAGGTATACTGGTATTCCTGCACCTGCATATCTAAAAGATGATGAATGGTTTGGGCCTGCTCCCGAATACACTGAAAAACAAAAAGATTACATGGAGAGAGAAACAGAAATCAAACGCCAAGAGTTTGAAAAGAGTTTCTCTGTAGAATCAGAAGACATTCATCAAAAGATGTATGAGCTTGCAACAAGCAGTTCTTCGACTACAATACAATTGAATCCTCCTGGTGGTTCTGAAAACTTTCATGAAGGACCTGGGGGATGGAATTCTGGCACTGGTATCGAAAAATTTTAAATGAAAAAAACAATTCTTGCTATGCTTGCAGCAGTTTCACTGGGAACTCCTGCACTTGCTGATGACTCTAAGATTACTAAGGGTTATGGGACTATGGATGCAATGGGGTGTATGATACTGAGGGAATGCACCGATGAAGTCGAACAGGTCTTTAGTCTTTTGGATATTTCTAGTCAGTATCCCAATACTAATGAGTTTACTTTTATTGCTGACGAGTTCAACCGAATGCTCACTGCTCTCGATGCAGTCGGAGTTAAAGTGTTTCTAGCACCAGAGAAGTATTTTCCCTTTGGTCATCGTGGTGTTTATCACACTGTAAGCAACAATTTCTTCCTCAATAAGCGTTACATGGGTCGCCCTGGCGCTTTGATGAGTGTGATGCGTCATGAAGGATGGCACGCTGCACAGGATTGTATGGCTGGAACTATTGATAATAGTATGATTGCTATTATTCTGCCTGAGGAAGAAGTTCCAATGATTTGGCAGGAAATGGTGAAGCGCACTTATCCTATATCTGCACAACCTTGGGAAAAAGAAGCAACCTGGGCAGGAAAGACTGAAGGAATGACTCAGGATGCACTTGAATCTTGTGCTCGTGGTTCTATGTGGACTGACTATGAACCCACTCCTTTGACACGAGAATGGTTGGAAGAAAATAATTATCTACCTCATATCGAATATGAGTATGAGTATAACCCATATTTTTTCTACTACCCACAAAAACATTCTCATCTTCATTACCACCCAAAAACTGATCGAATTCATGCCCATTATCATAAGCATGGATATGGCCATCGCCACCATCGTGTAGGTAAAAAGCATAAGGCATATAAATTCCATCATAGTCACTGATTTACGCACCTTATTGATAAATAAATTTGCGTTCATCGGGAATTTATGGCAGAAGAAGTAAAGAAGGATGACCCCAAAAAGAAGGGTCCTATTGGAAAACTCAAAGATAAACTCGATGATTCTGATGAGCAACTTGCTATTCTTTCTACTTTTGTACGCTTAGGAATCTTAATATGGTCAGGTGGTATTTTAACTCTTGCGTATATAAAGTTACCACCTGCTCTGGGTATTCCCGAACAGAAACTTGATCCAACTTTTATTGCTAGTGTCTTCACGGGAGTTTTAGCTACTTTCGGTGTTCAGACAGCGAAAAAGAATGGAGAAAAAACTGGAAACGGAGGTCTTAGTAGATCAGACATAGAAACACTGATTGAAAAAGCATCACAAACTGCTCCTGCTCAAACAATCAGGATCGAGCAGGCACCTGTTCAACTTACACAGGGCCCTCCTAAGTCGGATGACAAATACGAGATGTAATGAAAATTGTACCGAGAACCACATCTGAACAAAAAATCTGATCAGTGTGCTGCCATTTGGCATGAGTGGTTCTTGCTTTTTAATAATCCAGCAACAAAATACTCGCAAGAGTGTAAAGAATTGAGAAAAAAATGGTGTAACTGTGTTACAGAATTTGATGAACTTGTAAGTCAGGAAGTCAAGACAAATCCTCGTTACAATTCAATCAGAAAGATATAGATAGTGTAGTCGAGTAAACTAATATGAAGTTCTTTTTCGCACTTCTCGCTACACTATTTTTTAGTGCTCCTGCATGGGCTGTAGATGTCCAGATGGGTTCCAATGGCAACTTAGTATTTGATCCTGCAGAAGTTACAATCAGTGCTGGCGAATCAGTTCATTTTGTTAATAACATGCTTCCTCCACATAATGTGATTGTGGAAGATCGTCCAGACTTAGGTCACGAATCCCTGGCAATGTTACCAGGTGAAGAGTTTGATCTTGTCTTTAATGATCCAGGTGAATATACTTATTGGTGTGCTCCTCACAAAGGAGCTGGTATGATTGGTACTGTGCATGTTGAATGATGAAAAAATTCAATATTGACTTCTTTTATCAAGGAAGAGATTATCGGAGATTTTGAGTGCTTGAGGATTGCTCGGGCACCTTATTTTGCATTGGAGATGATTAAATGAGTTTATTGTTTGTATTTGCTTTCATTTCATTGCTGGTTGCTGGAATGCAACTAACATGGCCAGGTAGATTCAGAGGTTAAGATGAATGAAAACGAGAGGCAAAAAAGAGAAAGAATAGAAAAAATAGCGAAGCATATTCATCCTCACGATGATGAGCCGGATCCCACTGCATATATGGGAAACTATAACTTTCCTCAGATGCTTTTCGCTTTCTGTCTTGGTTTTATTACCATGTTTGTATTATCAGTAAACGAAATTGATAAGTTTAAGGGATGTCCCCTTCCAGAGTATTTTCAAAAAGAGGTTAAAGGATGAAGGTAGGTTTAATTGGGTTAGGTAGGATGGGCGAAGGCATGTCCCGCCGAATGTTAAAGGCAGGCATTGAAGTCTGGGGTTATCGGAGGAACTATGAAAAAGCTAATCAACAATTTGAAAAGGGTTATATTAGTGGATGTACCACTTCTTTGGAAAGCCTTGTTCAAGTAGTTCATACCGAAAGGGGTGTATTTACTGATACGGCAAAATCTCCTGGGATCTTTATGATGGTTGTACCAGCAGAATTAGTAGAGGAAACATTAAATGAGTTACTACAGTTTTGTGTGGAGGGAGATATTATTATTGATCATGGCAATAGTAATTTTAAGGACTCTCGCAGACGGGCAGACAGGCTTGCTA